CCTATCAGCTATGTCATTTAAAATTTGATCTTCACAGGGCACAGCACCATAAGTTGATACGCAGTCTAAAATATATTTATATTTTCTTTTAAAGGTCGGGCTAGGATTTAAAGCACGGATAGCTAAATAAAAATCTCTAACATGAATTGAGCACCTAGGATTTGTGTATCTAGCACCTACAGAATGAGTTTCTACGGCATACTTCTTCTTAGTAATTAATTGGTCGGATATCCATTTTTCTTGTTTATCCCACATTGAATATCTGTTGAATCTAGCCAATAGAATTATTGCTAAATTCTTAGGCATGCGAAAGCCAAATAATTCATATTCAAGGTGAGGACTTAAATTACTATTCATATAAGCATTTATTATTGGAACAGGATCAAAATCAACTTTATCATCAGGACGTAATCCTACATAAGCAATAGGGGTAGGAAAACAGGTTAATTTTGAATAATTAAGCAAATTTGGAAAATTACAATGTGGGTCGGCAATTTTTGATGGAATTGAAGATTTGAAAGGTAAAAAGGTGGTGATGTCTTTAAAGAGTCTAGTTATTATGGGATTTTTGGGATGAATGAATTGAATACGATTCATATGCCAAAAATCTCTGACGTTATCCGATACCCAATTAGCCATACTTTCGTATGGGGTAATTGGCACGGTAAAAAGATCAAAATGATAGCTGTCTTGGAAATCATCAACATAATCACCCCACCTATCTGTAGGACGATCTTGAGCTTCTTTCCGTTTCTTATGTAACCAAGCAGCTTCCGTAACGTCATTTCCTGGTTTGTTTACGCAAACCATGACTCTATCACCATCTACCTCTAAGAACTTGTATTCGGGTGCAATTCGTGGAACGTGTTCTTTTTTTGCAAAAATGAGTGGGTGTTTTTTAATGTGCTCTTGTAGTTCTTCATATGCAGCTTTTTCTGCATCCATTTCGCTAGTGTCTGTTTCAAAATTTTTTGGCCCAAAGGTACGCTCTACATGTCGATAAGAAATATCTTGATCATAATCAGGGACGTCGCAACGGGTATCAAAGTCTTCA